TATTAATACAATCTTTTGTATGAGCTTGAATTCCTATAGCGTCTGCAAAATTAGATGAAGTTAAAGGAACTTCATTTATTTCCCTTAGTATTTCATTTGTGAGTTGTAAAAAAGTTGCAGCCATTTAGATATGCCCTTATTTTTCTTTCTTAAAAATTTTGTCCCAGTTGTCTGCGTATTGAGAATAAGGAACATTACTTTTTCTTCGTCTACCTCTTTGTAGACTCTTAGATTTAATTTTTATTGGTTTTTGAGGTTTCATAAAATAAATGAATAGGGGCAGTTTCCCACCCCTATTCTATATGGTTTAGTCAATAGTGTAGTATGCACCAACAATTGCTTCTGGACGCAATACTTTAACACCGTGAACATGAAGACCACGGACGATATCACCAAAAGATGATGGGTCACGGATAACTTCAGTGTTAACGATAGTCTGAGCAGTTGCTACAGAAGAAATGTGTCCACCCAAGACAACACCAGTGGCATTAGTCTGTGATGGCAGATTGTTAGATTTATACATGCTGAAACCACGCAGTTTGCCAGAGCTGATCAAACCATTACGGATTGAACCCTGACCACCGTTGTAGTCTACTGACATGAGTTTAGAAGCAGACTGAGAAAGCTGCTCATAAAAGTCAGGAGATGCTACAATCCAACGACCTTCTTCTGGTACGTTCTGTTCGTCAAGAAGACGAGCCATACGAGCCATTACATCAAGAGGGTCAGTTTCTGCAGTTACACCAAGGTCAATAGAACCAGCACCATCATAGACACCAGCAGCCAATTTAGTAGCTGAGTCTGCGCCAAGAGTATGGTCAGGAGAAGATGTAGAAAGACCTGCTGCAATTTTTGACATAACATTTTCGTCAAATGCATCTCGCAGTGAGTAAGCTGCAGAAGAAGCCGCAACCTCACGCCAGTTTACATGAGACATGTTGCTTTCGATATCATCAACGATGAATTTGAAAGCGTTAGCTGTGTCAACGACCAGAGTAGTCTCTTGGTCAGTCAGTTTGGTCTGAGTTACATCCTGTCCCCTTTCATACTGATAAACAGTGATGGTAGGTTCTTTGATGATTTTAACGGAATCCCCATAAGCGGTAATCTCACCTGCGTAATCAGTGTTAGTGATTGCTTCTGCAACAGATGCTTTACGGAAGAAGTTAAGAACTTTCTTGCTGTAAACTGCTGGCAGGAAGAATGAATTGTTTTGACCACTTACGGAGTTCGCAAAGTTGGCATTAGTATCCGTGCTAGGCTCGAAATACTGGTCAGCTTGATTGTAAGCCATTTTTATTTACCTCAATAAAAGACAATATAATTATTTAATTACCCTGCCTTCGGAAATAGCTTGATTGATTTCATCCTCATATTTATCAAACTGGTCCATAGACATACGGGCAATTTCCCGTTCAGTCCAGATTTTAGGCTCTCTAGTATCAACTGATTTGGTTTTAGTAGAAACCATATCTGCTGCACTAGAAGCTTTCTTTCTAGGCTGTGAAGTTTTTGACTGAGGAATTCCATTTTCAAGTTTATACAAATCAATCGCACGACTGGCTAAATCAGCATTATTAGAGTTTTTGTATACCCAACTTTGTAATTCATTAGGTTGTTCTTTTACCCACGCATGAAAGTTTTCGTCATTTCTAATTTCTTCAAAATCAGGATGTCGAGCTTTAAGAGCAGTTTCAGCTTCTTTTCGAGTAATGTCAGCTTCACGTTTTTTAATGTTTAGCATCTCTTGTCGAATGTCAGCTATCTGCTGTTCACTTCTCATATGGGCAACAGTCTCAACTGTTTCATACAAGTCTGGATATTTCTTTTTAAAGCTTTCAAGTTCTTCAACGGATTTTGGAGCTTTATACTGAGGAGCTACTTCTCTTGCTTCAGCTAAAAGTTCCTGTTCCCGCTGCTTAAACTCTGCAACTTTAGAATCATAATGTTTCTTTAGATCGTCATAACGCTTTTTATAATTAGTGCGTTTTGGTTTATCAGCAGGGGTATCGTCTTCGATAGTAGCCTGTTCCTCAACACTGTTGTCGAAAAATAAAGTGTCATCTGCATTTACAAAAGGTTTATCCTCTTGGTTATGCCACTCTTTTTTCATATTATAAGGATTTGCGTTTTCTTCCTTTTCAATTACTTGTTCAGTCATTTTTTCTCCTACGGGGCTTGTTGTCCACAAGGTAGCCATACCAATTTAGTCTCGTCAGACGGTAGGGGCTTGTTACTCCAAGGTAGCCGTTAGTTATTTTTTCAGACTAGGCATTCTATTAGCCGACATCATAAGGCTTTTTACTTCCTCAGTTTCAGAAGGCTGAATGTCCTGCATTTTAGTCTGATCCTGTTGCATTAAACCACCATCATAAGCTCGTTCAGCATCATCCATCATTTTCTGAAGATTGTCTGCGCCAAGCTGATCGGTAGCTTTTCTCGTGAATACAAATTCTCCATCAGATAATCTGGCTGGAATAGAATCTGAAACACCTGTACCGGGACCTGATACTTCTCCAGCCCCAGTAAACTCAGAGGCAGTCTCAACTATCTTATCAAAGATAGTGCTTAGTCGAGGATCTGCTTCTA